TAACTTATATAAAAGACTTAATAGACATAAAAATTGTGCTAAATTTACTACCAATAAATATCGCTTACAGAATGCTATAATAAAATATGGTTGGGAGAATTTCTCAGTTGAGATTTTAGAGATTTTTGAAAATTTTGAAAGTGTTGATGATAATGATCGGCTGCTTGATAGGGAATCATATTATATCAAATTATTTGAATCCACTAATCATGATAAAGGATATAATCTATGTGAACATTCAACAGATACTGGTGGTAAACCTTTAAGTGAAGAACATAAAGAAAAAATAAGAAAAGCTAATACTGGCAGGAAGCGTTCTGAAGAGACTAAAGAAAGGATGAGACAATCTCAATTGGGTAAGAAGATGTCGGAGGAACAGAAGGAAAAATTGAGACAAGCTAATTTGGGTAAAAATCTAACAGAAGAGACTAAAGAAAAAATAAAAATAGCTAATACAGGAAAAAAGAAATCAGAAGAAACTAAAGAAAAATTGAGGCTGGCTAATACGGGAAAGAAGCGTTCAGAAGAAATGAAAAATAAACTTAGAGGGAGAAAATTATCACCCGAACATGTGGAAAAAATGAGAAGTTCTCGTTTAGGTGGGAAATGGTCTGAAGAGCATAGACAAAAAATGATGGGGAGGAAACATACCGAAGAACACAAAAGAAAAATAAGTGAATCTTCCACAGGTAGGAAACATACCGAAGAAACCAAAGAAAAAATAAGAGAAAATGCTTTAGGTAGAGTGATTTCAGAAGAACAGAGAATAAAAATAGGAAATATACATAGAGGTAGTAAAAGATCGGAAGAAACCAAAGAAAAAATGAGACAAGCTCATTTAGGGCGAAAACACACTCCAGAATCTATAGAAAAAATGAAAAAAGTTCAATCCATGAGGAAACTTGAAAACGAAACAAACGGATAATTATTTATCTGATCACTAAATACTATTATGGGAAAAAAATTTGATATAGTGATGGAAACTGTAATTCAACGCGGAGAGGCGGGGGGGTTTTTACCAGGCGACTGTGTGAAATTTCGCACTGGTTATAAGAACACGGAAACCTACAAGCATATGCCATCTACTCTTCAGAGAGAAGTTGATGAATTGGATAAATGTGGATTGAATATTAAAGTTGTTCAAGTAGGTGATAAACAATCGGGATTTTCTACGGGTAATCAATTCAAACCAGCAGGTTGTGTGGTGTTGACTATCGCCGCTGATCACGGTGGTGGAAGAACTTATGGTAGAGTTACTGTAACCACTGATATGGTTGATATTAGCGATGGTGTTCTAGTTCCTGATAAATTCAAGAAAAAAGATGTGGTCATTATCAAACCCAAGAAATTGGAAGTTGATCCAAATCTTATTACCAATGTAACTGATAAAGGTAATGGTAAGAATACCCCAACCGATTTGAAATTGGCGGGAGAATCCAAGTCTTGGGATTTCACCAAAGAATTGGGTAATATTTATGATGAAATATTACAAGAAAAATTTGATTTCAAAAAAGCCGATAGAAATAAAAATGGTGAATTGGAAGATTGGGAAGAAAATATAGGTAAAAAAGTCTTTGGCGATGACGAAGATGAAGATGGGGATGAAGAGGAAGAAGATTGCGGAGAAGAAGAAGAACAAGATGCTTGTTATAAAAAAGTAAAATCCCGATATGATGTATGGCCTAGTGCATATGCCTCTGGAGCATTGGTTAAATGTAGAAAAGTAGGAGCGAAAAATTGGGGGAATAGTAAAAAATAATGGAAAGAATGTCCCAAAGACAATTACTAGAAAATTTACGTGATTGGTTTGCTCCTCATGTAGATAAGAAAGGTAAGAAATTCAAAGGTTGGATTAACTGTAAAACAGGCGGACCCTGTGGTAGAAAAGATACATCAAAAGGTTCTTACCCTGCATGTAGAGCTACAAAGGCAGACTGTAAAAAAATAAAAGGTAAAATGTATAAAAAGAAAAGCTCTGAAAGAGTTAATTGGGAAAATAATAATAAAAAAGATAAATAATAATATGGCTAGATATAATAATGAAGATCAAATTAATTTGGAAGAAATCTTAGAAGAAGGGTTCTTGGATCGCTTCAAAGCTCGTGGTGCGCAAGCACTTGGAGCAGTTAAAGGTGCGGGACAGCAAATAAAAGGTGGCGCACAACAAATGGCTGGTAACGTGGTTCAAAAAGCTGGTAATTTAGCGGCTAAAGGAGTTCAAGCAGTGGGTGGTCAAATCGATCCATCTCAGAACAAATTGACTCAGGCTGGACAAGGAATGCAACAAGCAGGACAACAAAATGTTCAAGCAGGTGGATTACAAGGTGAATTTGCTAAAATTGATTCATACAAAAATAGCGCAACGAAAAATGTCCAAAAATTGGTTGCCGATATTCAAAATGATTTAACAAAATTGGGTGTTCAAATTGACACCAAAAAAATGCAATCTTTTTCTAAGTCTATGACAACCAGTCTTATGAAAGCTTTGGATATTTTCAAAGGACAAGTAGGACAAGCTCCAGTAGCGCAACAGTCAGAAGAAGATTATTATTAAAATAATATGGCTAGGTATGACATTGAAGATCAGCGTAATCTAGAAGAACTCTTAGAAGAAGGGTTCTTAGATCGCTTTAAAGCTCGTGGTGCGCAAGCACTTGGAGCAGTTAAAGGACTTGGACAAAAATTTGCTGGGGTTAAAAAAGCAGTGAGTGGTGGTTTCACTGGTGATGAAGATATGATTAAAGCTGGTATTGCCGATGTAAGAAATAGTAAAAACACGAGTAAGAATGCCAAGATTGATTATTTGAAAAAAAATATAACAAATAGAATCAACAAATTGGTTGTAGATTTAAACAACGACATTGAAAAATTGGGTCTTGATATCGGTAATATCGAATTTGCGTCTGATGTCGAAAATGCTTTGGAAAGATTAAAACAAAACATTCAAACGACACGATCTACACCACCACCTCTTCCACGAGATAATAGTGATACCGATGACGATACATCTACGGATGATGAAGATACATCTACTGATGCCGATGAAGATGTTCAAGGGGGGTATATGGCTCAAAGACAACAACGTTCAGATAGATCGAAACAAGCTGCCGCTAAAAGAAAGGCTAAAAGAAAGCAACAAGAATCAAATCCGAAAAAAGCTAGACCCCGCAATATTCAAAAAACTTACGATAAGAATTTCGTAAGAGAGAATTACGAAAAGTTATTTTGGGGGGAATAATTCTTCCAACTGTAATAGACAAGCGATACAACATATCTCCCTGTCAGTAACAGAAATCATTTTAAACAAGCTATCCGCAATTATTAGGATAGCTTGTTTTTTTATAGTGTCATCAATTTGTAGATCATAAAAATGATTCAACAAATCTTTCAAAAGAGCTTCGTGATCAGAATCAAATAATTCTTCGTTCTCAATAAGAAACTTTCTTGTTTCCAATGTTTTACCCGATTTGAGATTATTATAGATTAATTCTAATGTCTCATTAGTATCCTTCTTCGATTCAATAGTGAGGACACCAGACTTGGAGAACTTCTCCAACTCGTTGATACATTTCCTGATATCAGGAAAATGACTTCTGATCAGATTTACCAGATTCTTCTTCTGATCATCAGGAATCTCCACATTCTCTTTTCTAAGAATATCCACACAACGACGAGTGACATCTTTCAGGGATGTATGAAGAGTGAGACTCTGACAACGAGACTGTAGAGCAGGGATGATACGGTGTTTGTAATTACCTGTGAGGATGAATCGTGTGGTGGATGAGTAAGACTCCATTACGTTACGTAGAATCCCCTGTGCCTGTTTGGAGATACCATCTGCTTCATCCAGAATTACAATTTTCAATCCACCATCAAAACTCATTGTTTGGGCAAACCCAATAACTTTCTCTCGAATCGTGTCCACGCCGTTTTCATCAGAGGCATTAATATAAAGATAATCACAATTCAAAATATCTTTAGTGATGATTTTGGCAAGACTGGTCTTACCGCTTCCAGCAACACCAGTCAATAACAAATTCGGGATATCTCTACCAAAGTTTTGGATTATTTGTCTTGTTTTATCATCGACCATTAGATCATCCAAAGTCTGTGGTCTATATCGTTCTACCCATAAGTCGCTCATACATCAATACCAATAGCATGGTTTGATCGTTTGTCAATAGTTCGAACAAGATTTGCACAATCCAATAGGGAATCGAAGTCACCAATATCGAACCAAAAACCATCCAGTTTCTCGACATTGACACCTTCTTTCTCATTCATCAAGCGAATGAGATCAACGATTTCCAGTTCTCCTCTTGCTGATGGTGCGACCTTTTTAGCCATTTCAACCACTTCATTGGAAAATACATAAAGACCAATCACAGCATCTTCTGAAATAAATTCTTTAGGTTTCTCCACAATTCGTTTGATGCAACCATTTTCATCGGTTTCTACCACACCATATGCTGATGGGTCTTTTACTCTGTAAGTGTAGATTGTATTTGATTGGGGATGAATCGGTGAGTTGCCGATGATAATATTATCCCCAAGAATCAAACAGATTTCATCCGCATCTTTAATAAATTCTTCCCCAACAATAAAAGCATCGACAAGACCACGAGGTTTATCCTGAATTGTGTAAGATAGATTCAGACCGAATTTACCACCATCTCCCAACAAAATCTTAAATTGTTTTTGTTGTTCCTCATCAGCATTGATAATAAGGATATCTTGATAACCCATCTCCTTCAGTGTTTGAAGGGGATAGGCAATCACTGGTTTTTTATAGATACCCAACAATTGCTTGGATGTCGTTTTTGTAATAGGGTATAAGCGAGTGGCTTTTCCTCCAGCTAAAATTAAAGCACGTTTATTCATAATCTCCTCCATCATTCGCGATAGCAGCTATTCTTGCTTTCTGGTCAGCTACGATTTGTTCACAACATTCAATGATTGCTTGTTTCTCAGTTCTGATTGGAAATATTTCTTGCAATTTACTGGTATCTAATACACAATTAGAACGATTTGCATGTGCTTTCAATTGTGACCTATCTCCCAATTTCCAATTGGAATTGTGCATACCATATGATTTCAGAATCTCACAAATCTCCTCAGTTTTCAATGGTTCAGGATTGGTGATATTGTAAATCTCTCTACGAACCCAATAAGTATCATTATCTAAGGTGCTAACAAGGCATTGCACAAAATCACAAAGATCGGGAATGTATGTCTTGGAATTTACAAGATTCAATAAATCATTATAATTTTTAATTTTAGTGAGATAATTTCTATATGAATTATCTTGACCAAATGGCATTCTAATTCTCAAAACAATACCTTTCAAATCTTTTGCGAGATTTTCGTAAGCATGTTTGGATTTGGAATAAAATGAGCTATAATTCTGAAACAATCCAAAATTGGGAGTATCTTTTTCTGACCACTCTTTGTCGTATCCATCATAAAGACAACCAGTAGAAACGTGGATATAATAGATTCCCAATGAATCACAGGCTCTATTAATTTCCAAAGGAACAGTGGTGTTCAATTTCCAACATTCTTCTTTTTCCAATTCTGCTTGATCCACATTAGGTTTACCAGTAAATCCTGAACAATTTATTACCGTTTTAATA